CTGGTTTAGCCGTTACAGATGGTGGTTTTATTGTTGGTGATGGTTCTAATTTTGTTTTAGAAACTGGAGCAACAGCCAGAACATCACTTGGGTTAGGAACAGCTGCTGTATTAGATACAGGTATATCAAATACAAACGTTCCTAAATTTACAACAGGTGTAGCGGACAATGATTTTTTACGAGTAGATGGCACAGCAATTGAAGGACGTTCTGCTTCTGAAGTTCTTTCAGATATTGGTGGTCAAGCTTCATTAACTTTTGGAATAGCAAATACTAATGCAGTAAAAATAGACGATGCAGATGCTGCTGACGATGATTTTGCTCGTTTTACTGCTAACGGTTTAGAAGGTAGAAGTGCGTCTGAAGTTAGATCAGATTTAGGTCTAGCCGCTTCTGCAACGACTGATACAACTGATGCAAGTAATATTGGTTCTGGAACTTTACCTAATGCGAGACTAGATGCACAGCTTCAAGATGTTGCGGGATTAGCTGTAACTAACGGAGGTTTTATTGTTGGTGACGGCTCTAATTTTGTTTTGGAAACTGGTGCTACTGCAAGAACTTCAATAGGATTAGGTACTTCTTCAGATGTTGAATTTAATGATCAACAAGTAGATTCTCTAGGAGTAGGAACTGCAGCTTCAGGAACAACTGGACAGATAAGAGCAACAAACGATATTACTGCTTTTTATTCTTCAGATAAATCTTTAAAAGAAAATGTAAAAAATATCGAAAACCCTTTAGAAAAAGTTAGTCAAATAAATGGTGTAACATTTGATTGGACAGAAGATTATATTAAAGAAAATGGTGGTGAAGACAAATATTTTGTTAGAAAAAACGACGTGGGTGTAATTGCACAAGAAGTAGAAAAAGTTTTACCAGAGGTAGTTGCAACAAGAAAAGATGGAATCAAAGCTGTTAAGTATGACAGAATTGTTGCTCTATTAATTGAATCTATCAAAGAACTTAAAAAAGAAATAGAAGAACTAAAAACAGGAGCCTAATCCATGGCTTTTGGAATAATCGCATATTCAGAAGCACCTTTCAGTGCAGAGGATTCAAATGTAATTGTATATCCATTAGGTATTCAATTAACAGCACAAGAAAATGCTCCATCTACTACTGGAGATGCAAACGTCTCTGTAACAGGTATTGGTTTAACAGGCACTCTTGGAACTGCAATTGGGTCTGCATTTGTAGCAGTTAATCCAACAGGTCTATCTTTATCATCTGCTTTAGGAACGGTTACTGCTCCTATAGGACAACAAGTTGATGTAACAGGTTTTGAACTAACTGCAAACGCAAATAATCTTACACAAGATACATTAACAGCTTTCGGTCAAGCACCTTTTGCTACTTTAAGTCCTTCTACATTTAACATTCCTGTTGAAGTAGAAGCTACAGTGGGAGCAGTTCTTGTAGGACAAGAAACAACAATGTCTACAGGTAGTCTTTCAGTTACAGCTGATGCTAATGTTGGTGTTACAGGTCAACAACTAACCATGCAAGAAGGAGATGCTGAGGCAGATGATGCTTCTGCTGAACTAACTGGAATAGGTTTCTCTGCAACTCTTGCATCAGTTACTGCAACTCCTAATACAATNGCTACTCCATCTGGTCAAGGAATGACTATGCAAGAAGGCGATGCGGATGCGGATGACGCTTCTGCTGAATTAACTGGTATAGGTTTCTCTGCAACTCTTGCTTCAGTTACTGCAACTCCTAACACGATCGCCACTCCGTCTGGTCAAGAAATGACTATGCAAGAAGGTCAGGCAGATGCAACTGATGCTTCTGCTGAATTAACTGGAATACAAATGACTGCTACTTTAGGAAGTGTTAAAAATATCATGTGGAGTGAAGTAAATACAGGCACTGCTACAACATGGACAGAAGTTGACACTGCTGCATAAATGAAATATTATGATATAATTTAAGGAATCTAAAATATGGCGAATACTACATCAACTAGCTTAAAATTAACAGTACAAGCAACTGGTGAAAACTCAGGAACTTGGGGACAATTTACAAACACAAATTTACTTATCTTAGAACAAGCAATTGGTGGTTATGATGCAGTTGGAGTTACTGCAGCAGCGACTTTAACNTTTTCAAACGGTGTTTTATCAAACGGTAAAAATCAAGTATTAAAATTAACTGGAACTATTTCTGGAAATAAAAATGTAGTANTTCCAGATGGAATAGAAAAAACTTATATTATAGAAAATGCTACTACAGGTGCTCACACGGTAACTGTTAAAACCACTTCTGGAACAGGTTTTACTTTTGGAGCAACTGAAAAAACTAGAGCAATATTGTATTCTGACGGAACTAATGTTGTTGAAGTAATAAATAATACTCAAAATTTAAAAGACTTAGCCGACGTAGCAAATACTAATAGTAATTTTATTGTAGGTAACGGATCTAATTTTGTGGCTGAGTCTGGTGCTACTGCAAGAACTTCATTAGGTGTTGGCACAGGAGATGCAGTTCAATTTGATTCTTTTGGAGTTGGTACAGCTGGATCAGGAACCACTGGACAAATTCGTGCGACAGATGATATTACTGCTTTTTTTTCTTCTGATGTCGCATTNAAAGAAGATATAAAAAATATTTCAGATCCATTAGAGTCCTTGAAAAAATTAAATGGTGTGTTATTTAATTGGAAAGATTCATGGATTAAAAAACAAGGTGGTGAAGACGGCTACTTTGTTAGAAAAAAAGATGTTGGAGTTATAGCTCAAGAGGTAGAAAAAGTTTTACCTGAAGCTGTTGCTCAAAGGAAAGATGGCATTAAAGCTGTTAAATATGATAGATTAACATGTTTATTAATTGAAGCAGTAAAAGTGTTATCTGACAAAGTAGAAAAATTAACAAAGGAGAAAAATTAAATGGCTGTCCCTAGTACTAACGTTGGATTCTCAAGTATTCAAACTGAGTTCGGTGGATCTAATCCTATTTCACTTTCTGAATATTATAGTGGTGGTCCATTAGTTCCTTCAGGAAGTCCTGCACCAAATGGACCTATTCCTTCATCAGGTCAAATATCTGTAGGACAATTTAGAGCAGCTGTAGCTGCAGAATTTGTAGCTGCAACGGGAGGAACTGTTACAACTTCTGGTGATTTCAAAATTCATACTTTTACGGGTCCAGGAACTTTTACTGTTACAAACGCAGGAAATGCAGGTGGTTCAAATTCAGTAAGTTACATGGTNGTTGCTGGTGGAGCTGGCGGAGCAGCTAATGCTGGCGGTGGCGGCGGAGCAGGTGGATTTAGAGAAGGATTAGGTTTAAATGATTCTTATACTGGTTCACCATTAAGATCACCATCAGGTGTGCCTGTTTCAGCTCAAGCTTATCCAATTACAGTTGGAGGAGGCGGATCTGGAGCACCAGGAGGTGGTAGAGGATTTGATCGTCCAGAAAGTATAGGAGGTCAAGGATCTAATTCAGTATTTTCAACTATAACATCTGCAGGCGGTGGCGGTGGCGGAGCAGGGCTTGTTCCATCTGCCCCGATTGGTATTGGTAAAAGCGGTGGATCTGGCGGTGGTTCTGGAAACGACTGGCCAGTAGGAACTTTTCCAGGCAGCACAGGTAATGTTCCACCAGTAAGTCCACCACAAGGTAACGGCGGTGGAAGTGGTACACACGACGCTTCAACTGGAAACTTGGGCGGCGGTGGCGGCGGAGCTACTTCAGCAGGTGGAAATGGAGTTATTCCAGGTGATGGAGGAAGTGGAGGAAATGGAGCCACAACAAGTATTCCAGGTTCACCTATTACAAAAGCTGGCGGTGGCGGCGGCGGAGCAGGAAATTCCTTCGGTGGAGAAGGAGGATCAGGAGGACCCGGCGGCGGAGCAGACGGTGGTAGTAATAATCAACCTGTTGTTCCTGGATCTAGTGCATCTGCTAACACTGGTGGTGGCGGCGGTGGAGCTGGTACAGAAAATGGACCCTTCGGAGGAGGAGGCGGTTCTGGATTAGTAGTTATAAGGTATAAATTTCAATAGGTAAAAATATGGCACACTTTGCAAAAATATCAGAAGAAAATGAAGTTTTACAAGTTTTAACACTTGATGATAAAGATTGTGTTAATTCTGAAGGTGTAGAAATTGAATCAATTGGACAAACGTATTTAGAAACTCATAATAATTGGCCAGCTCATCTATGGATAAAAACTTCTTATAATACTTTAAATAATACACATCGATTAGGAGGAACACCTTTTAGAGGAAACTATGCTGGTATAGGATATACTTGGGATAGCGAAAATCAAATTTTTTGGCCATCTAAGCCATATCCTTCATGGGTAAAAAATACTACAACAGCACTATGGGTTTCACCTATTGGCGATTCTCCNGAATTAACTGAAGAACAAAATAATCAAAATCAAGCTTTTACTCATCAATGGATATATACTTGGGATGAAGCAAATCAACAATGGAATTTAATTGATAATAAATCTTAATTAGTATATACAGTTTTTAGAAAGAAAATTAAGCATGATATTTACGACTGCTATAAAAGAACATAAAAAAAATAAAAATAAACTTTTAAAATTAATTGAAGAAACTCCTACTTCTCCAATAAAAGAAGGGAGAGATATCATTCAAAAAAATGATTTTTTTCTACCAGAAAATCAAAATCAAAAATATAGAATGACGTTTTTAAAAATGATTGAACCTTATTTAAAAATAATAAGTTTTAAATTAAGGTCTGATAAATGTAGCGTTCACAATGTATGGTTTCAACAGTATTTAAAAAACAATTTACATAACTGGCATAATCATCCAGGGTGTCAGTTTTCAAATATTTATTATTTAGAGTTACCTTCAAATGAAATAGACACAGAATTTTTAGATCCAGATAAAAAGTTTTTAATTAAAGAAGGAGATATTTTAACTTTTCCTTCTTATCTGTATCACAGATCTCCTGTAAATTTGACAAATAAAAGGAAGACTGTTATTGTTTTTAATAGTTCTTTTCATGAGTTCTTACAATGAAACATAAAATTTTATCTTTAGTAGGTTTNTTTTCTGGTAGTGTTAAAATGCCGAAAAATTTTGAAATAGATAGAGATATATTATTAAAAGATATTTTAAGGTCAGTTCCAAATAATTTTGATTTTCCTTTTTCTAAAACTTGGGATATGCTCGACACTTANATACGAGAACGTTTTAACGTAGAATATGGTACAAAGTTAGTTCATAAAAAAACATTTGGAGGTTGTTATAAACCAAATGAAATATCGCAGCCATTATTAAATATTAATCCAGTAGACTTATTACATTCNCCTGATTTTACTTTATTGTATGGTGTTAAAACAGATAAATGCATGGTAAGAATATTTTATGATGATAATAGAAGAAAGGGTAGATCTTGGGATGTAGAATTAAAAAATAATGAGTTTATAGTATTTCCATCAACAAATATGTATGTTATTTCAAATAATCAAAAAGATTCATTAAATTCTATATTAACTATTACTTATGAATATATCTAATTATTATTGGTGGTTTAAATCAGCCATACCTCCTAAAATATGTGATGACATAATTAGATATGGATTATCTAAAAAAGAATCCATAGCTAAAACTGGAGGATATGATAATAAGGAACTTACTAAAGAAGATATAAAAGATTTAAAGAAAAAAAGAAATTCAAATTTGGTATGGTTAGAAGATAACTGGATATACAAAGAAATACATCCTTACATACATGAAGCAAATGTTAGAGCTGGATGGAATTTTCAATGGGAAAGATCGGAGTCTTGTCAATTTACAAAATACAAATTAAATCAATATTATGATTGGCATTGTGATAGCTGGGATTTACCATATGATAGACCTAATAAACCTGAACATGGAAAAATTAGAAAACTATCTATGACTTGTCAATTAACAGATGGATCTGAATATGAAGGTGGTGAATTAGAATTTGATTTTAAAAATCAAGAACCTTATTCGAAAAAACAAAATATAAGACAAGCAAAAGAAATTTTACCTAAAGGGTCAATTATTGTNTTTCCATCTTTTGTATGGCATAGAGTAAAACCTGTAACAAAAGGAACTAGATATTCGCTAGTTGTTTGGTCTTTAGGAGATCCATTTAAATAAAATATGAGTTTTAAAAAAAATAAATTTATAGTTATAAAAAAAGCAATATCAAAAGATTTGTCTGAATTTATTTCAAATTATTTTTTNATGCAAAAACAAGTTTATGATACGTGTCAAAGAGAAAGATACTTTTCACCATTTGAAAATATTTTAGGTTTTTATGAAACAGATAATCAACAGATTCCTAATACATATTGTCAATATGCAAATATAGCTATGGAAACATTATTACTTAAATGTCAGCCAACTATGGANAAAGCAACAGGATTAAAATTACATCCTGCGTATACTTATGCTAGAATATATAAATTTGGAGATGAACTTAAAAGACACAAAGATAGATTTAGTTGTGAAATATCAGCTACTATGAATTTAGGTGGAGATAAATGGCCTATATTTTTAAACCCTAATCCAAAAGCAGGTTATGTTTACGGTCCTAAAAAAGGACTTCATCAAGTTCAAAGCTATGAACCTACTAAAGATAAAGGAGTTAAAATAGATTTAAAACCAGGAGACATGTTGGTTTATTCTGGTTGTGAGCTAGAACACTGGAGAGAAAAATTTAGAGGTGAAGAATGCATACAAGTTTTTTTGCATTATAATAATCAAAAGACTCCAGGATCCGAAGAAAATATGTTTGACACAAGACCTCATTTAGGCCTTCCTTCTTGGTTTAAATCAATAAATAAAAAGTGAACTTCATAAAACAATTAGACGAAGTTAAACANGCTACCAAAAAACAAATTAAAGAAGAACATTGGCATGTTGAAGGAATTATAAAATCTAAATCTAATCAAAAATTTAAATTTGATTTGAGTCCAATAATAAAGTTTGAAGAAAATGATTACGGTAAAGTAGGTTATTTTAATTCAAAATCAGATAAAATAGTCTTTGATTTTAAAGAAAATTGGATACTAATTGACACTGAAGAGCTAATTGAATATGTCAAAGAAACTCAAAAAAAAGACATAGATTTAAATGACTTGTTAGATGATCTGTCTTGGAATATAATACTCAGTAAAATCGAATAAAAATATGCTTCAAAAACTTAATTTTAAACCTGGTTTCAACAAACAAGTCACAGATTCAGGAGCCGAGTCTCAATGGGTTGATGGTGATTTTGTTAGATTTAGATATGGTTTACCTGAAAAGATAGGTGGTTGGTCACAGCTTACCACTTCAAANAATACTTTACCTGGAGTAGCACGTGCTCAACATGCTTTTGTGTCTATTGCTGGTGAAAAATATGTAGCAATCGGTACGTCTCAAGGTTTATTTTTATATTACAATGAAGAGTTTTTTGATATCTCTCCGTTAGATGATGCTATNACTGGAGCAACATATACATCTACAAATGGATCTACTACAGTTACTATTAATAAAACTAGTCATGGGTTATTGGCTGGAAGATATATTACGTTTTCATCTGTAAGTGTTCCGGGTTCTGGAACAAGTTTTACNGCGGCAAATTTTCAAAACAATACTTTTGAAGTACAAGCATCTAATTTAGGTTCAAACAGTTTTGAAATTGTTATGCCATCAGCTGAAACAGGAGCAGGAGTTACAGCAGGAGGAAGTTTAACAATAAATCCATACGAAGTAGTAGGTCCAACTTTTGAAACTGCAGGTCTAGGTTGGGGTACAGATACATGGAACACAAGCACGTGGGGCACCGCAAGTGCAACCAGTGACGTTACTCTAGATCCAGGACTCTGGAGTCTTGATAATTTTGGTCAAGTGTTAGTTGCAACCATTAGAAATGGTAAAACATTTACATGGAATGCAGGCGCAGCTAATCCAAGAACTGTTAGGGCATCTACAACCACTTCTGGTTTTTCAACATCGAATAATCCAACCGCTTCAATATTAACACAAGTATCTGACAGAGACAGACATCTATTTCATTTTGGAACAGAAACAACTGTTGGAAGTTCAACTACGCAAGACCCGATGTTTATAAGATTTTCTAATCAAGAAGATTTAAATACATATGCACCGACAGCAATAAATACTGCAGGAACATTTAGATTAGACCAAGGTAATACAATTGTAGCTGCTGTTTCTGGAAAAGATTATACTTTGGTTTTAACAGATACATCTGCATATGTAATACAATTCGTAGGTCCACCTTTTACTTTTTCAATAAAACAGGTTGGTACAAACTGTGGATGCATTGGACAAAACGCAATAAGTTATTCTGACGGTAAAGTATTTTGGATGTCAGGTGAAGGTGGTTTTTTTGCATTTGATGGTACAGTTAAATCATTACCATGTTTAGTTGANGATTTTGTATTTACGAATGATGGAGATAATTTAGGTNTAAACTACAGTTCTAATTTATTAATTTATGCGGAGCATAATAGTTTGTATGGTGAGATAAATTGGTTTTATCCTTCTTTTGGTTCAGAACAAATTGATAGATGTGTTACATATAATTATAGAGAAAACGTTTGGACTACATCATCTTTAGCTAGAACAAGTTATATTGATCAAGGTGTATATGATTTACCATATGCAACAGAATATGATAAAACAGCACTTCCTAATTTTCCAATACAAGGTATTACCGCAAAATACGGAGCATCTACTTACTATGAACACGAAAAAGGCACTGACCAAGTTAATAGTTCTGGTACAACATCTATTGATGCGTTTATACAATCAGGAGATTTTGATATTACAGCAAGCAGAAGTGCATTAGGAGGCACAACAGGTATTGCAGATTACAGAGGAGATGGTGAGTTCTTTATGTCTGTTAAAAGATTTATACCTGACTTTAAATTACTAACAGGTAATTCAAAAGTAACATTATTGTTAAATGATTACCCAAATAATACGGCATCTAGTTCATCACTTGGACCCTTTACAATCACATCAACTACTGATAAAGTAGATACCCGTGCAAGAGGAAGACTTCTAGCACTAAAAATAGAAAACGATAGCACAGGTGAAACTTGGAGATATGGAACTCTGAGACTTGATGCACAACCAGATGGTAGAAGATAATGATAGATAAAGGTTTATATAAAAATAGAAAAGATCTCAGAGTGGGCGGAGTTTCAGGTAGAGAGTACGATAAACCCTCTTCACCAGCACCAAAAGCTTCAAAACCTACTTCTTTTTCAGGTAATGAAGATAGACAACAATATTCAGCAACACAAACTAGAACAGGAACTGTAAAAAGTGGAGGACCTACTGATCGTTTTATATCTGGAAAAGAAGGACGAAAAGCACGAGACGCTTTTATAAAAGCACAAGGCCCTGACTATACAGGCGGTTCTAGATTTGATAGAGAACCTAGTCGAATTAAACAATTTTTTTCTAATTTATTTGGTATGTCACCTTTAACAGGTATATTAAGAGGTTTAACTCAAAACATACGTAATACAGATTTCGGTAGATCTAAAAATCTTATGGATTATTTAGATATAAGAAAATTTGGTGGCTATGATGAAAGAGAAATGGCTAGAANAATTAGAATGCAAGAAGCAGCTAATCTTCAAGATAGGATCGATGCAGGTGAGTTTGGTGGTATAGGTAGTTTAGATTTTGGTGATACTACTGTGCCACGTTCATCATATGATATGGCAGGAGTATTAACTCCTTTTGCTCAACCAGCGCCAGAACAATTTGTTTCCAAATTTTTACCAGATACAGATATATTTAATCAACAAACCACTAGTTATCAAAAGAGACCAGAAGAAGTTGAAACAGATATTTTTTTTAGACCACAAATTAAACCAGAGGAAGGTGGTATTTTAGATCTTAAAATACCTGGTTTTACAGTAGAAGATAAATACGTAGACGCGTTAACTTTCCCTACGGATGATGGAAGTGGTATTAGTTTAATGAATAGAAGTATTTTACGTAACGCTGGTTACAATGATAGTCAAATTAAAGAGGCTCAAGATGCTGGATATTTAGATCAATTAATTAGAGACATAGAAGGCCCAATAGGTGGATCAGCGTTTGGATAATGGCTAAAGTAATAGTACAAATACCTGAACCAAAAGAGGAGTACGAAGTATCAAACCAAAGACAGATTATTGAAGCGATTGATACTGTAAAAAATCAACTTAATTTTTCTTTTCAACAAGAATTAAAAAACGAACAGGAAGCTTTTAATTACTTTATATCATAATGACTATACAATATAAAAATCAAGGTTATAAACAATCTGGCACAGGTAAAACTACAGTGTTTACATGTCCTAGTGATGCAACAGCTATAGTTAAAAGTGTTTATTGTGCAAACAACGATGGATCATCAGCTGTTTTAGTAAATATGAATTTTGTTGACTCATCTGATTCAAGCACAGAATATGAATTTTTTAGAGATGACATAGGGGCTAAATCGCAAGTAAATGCCACACCTCAAGGCTTGAATTTAGAAGCAGGAGATGCTATAACTGTGCAAGCAGCTACGGGTAGTAATACAATACAAGGCCTGATAAGTTATGCTCTAATAGATAGATCACAGGAGAACGGATAAAAATATGGCAAACGATGATTTATTAAAAATAGATTGTACTACAACAGTTACAATAAGAAACACGCAAACTAATTATGTTTATGCTGATGAAGCAGAAAAAGATGCAGATATTGCGGACCCAAATACTGAAACAACAGCAGAACATATTGCACAAGATATTAAAGTTGAAGTATCACCGAAAGGACTAAACGCTTTACAGAAAGTATTTAAGAATAATAATGACAATTCAAACACCTAAAGGTGGTACTGAATTACAATTAGAATTTTTAGAAAAACACGTAGATAAAGATCTACTTAATAAAGTTTCTATTTGTACTTCTATACCAGAAAAAATACCTCTTGATTCAAACAAGGTAAATATTCTTTGGCAAAAAAATTCTTACGATCAACCGAATCTAGCACCATGGTTCAAAGACCAATCTAATCATCACAAGTATGACTGGTATGTATTTAATAGTCACTGGACATTTGAAAAATTTAGAATTGCTTTTGATTTACCTACAGAAAAATGTGTAGTCATAAAAAACGGTATTGAAAATATAGAACCAATTTCAACAACTTATAGAAAAGGTGATCCTATAAAAATCATACATCAAAATACACCTTGGAGAGGATTAAACGTTTTGTTAGGTGCAATGCAATTAGTAAAAAATCCATTAATTAGTTTAGATGTATATTCATCTACAGAAGTGTATGGTAAACAATTTTACGACGCTAATGATAAATACTATCAAACATTGTACGAACAAGCAGAATCATTACCTAATGTAAATTACATTGGTTACAAACCAAACGAATATATTAGAAAGCATATTAAAGATTATAGAATGTATGTGTATCCTAGTATATGGGAAGAAACATCTTGCATATCTTTATTAGAATGTATGGCAGGAGGACTGTATTGTATAACAACTAATTTAGGTGCACTGTTTGAAACAGGAGCAGAGTTTCCTATATATGTTCCATACTCAGATAATTACAAAAGTTTATCTAAAAAATTTGCACAAGTAATAGATGCTGCGGCAGATAGTTTAAACGATATTAATATACAATCACATCTTAAATTACAAATAGACTATGTAAACAGATTTTATAATTGGAATAAACAAGGAGCAGCTTGGACTAACTTTTTAATAGGAGCAATTAATGCAAAACAATGAACCCATATGGTTTAGTGAAGATACTTATCAAACTATAAATAAAGATAATGTAACTGAAATAGATTTAAGTGGTGAACCAAAATATAAAATAATGGTATGCACTCCATGTCATAGTGAAGTCTCTATGCATTATTGTCAATCTGTTTTAATGTTTCAACAACAGTGTTTGAAAAATAATATATTAGTTAGTTTTACTATGTTGAAATCGTCTTTGGTTACACAAGGTAGAAATCTTTGTGTATCTGATTTTTTAAATCATGAACATAATTATGAATATTTGTTGTTCATAGACTCCGACATAGATTTTGAATATAAAACTATTATGAGAATGATAGAGGCTGATAAAGATATAATCTCTTGTCCTTACCCACTAAAAAATTATAATTTTGATAAGGTTTGGAAAAGAATGCATGAGACAGACATGGTTAAAAATAAAGAAGATTTATTATCTAACGGNCTTATGTTTCCTATGAAGGTAAAAGATAAAAAAAATATAACTGTTGAAAAAGGTATTATTGAAGTTACTCATGCGCCTACAGGATGTATGTTAATTAAAAGAGATGTTGTTNATAAAATGATTAAAAATCATCCTGAATTAGANATATTTCAACCAACTATGATTAATGGAAAAGAAGTAAAAAGAGAGAATTTTTATAACCTATTTGACACTTTACATGAACCAGATACTAAAAGATATTTTGGAGAAGATTTTGGATTTTGTCAAAGGTGGACAAATATGGGTGGNAAGGTGTATGCTTTGATAGATGAGCACATTAGTCATATCGGAGAGTTCTCTTATAAAGGTCGTTTCTTTGACGAATTATTGAGTCTTAAACATATTGACGATGTTGAAAAAATCAAATAAACTGTAGTATTACAGGAAATATACCTGCCCTAAACTAGTTTAATTAATATATGACAATATCACGAGGACAAATGCCCAGACAATTATATGGCTTAGGAAGCCTGGTAAAATCTATTACCAAGCCTTTTAAAAAGGTTTTTAAAGGTATAAAGAGATTTGCTGGATCTGATCTAGGTAAATTTGCTCTTACAGCAGGTGCATTGTATGGTTTAAGTACAGGAGGACTAGGTAGTTTTTTTGGTAAAAATAGTTTTAATCCTTTTTTAAAAAAAGTTGCTGGAGATCAAGTTTTAAGTCCTTTTGGAACGTTTGCAAAAAAATTAGGTATAGCTAATTTAGAGGGTGGATTAACTGGTTTTGGTAAAACACTTGGAGCAACTATACCATCTATAATAGCCGCAGGACAAGTTCCACAAATGAAGGGATTTGAAAAAGACAAAGAAGCNTTAGCAAGATTTTTAAAACAATATTATTCAAACTTAAATCNACAAAAAGAAGGNGAAAGCGATGAAGAATATGAGGCTAGAGTGTCAGATTTTGTAAGAACTAATATGGCTAAAGGCGGTGANACNGCAGAAGAAAACGCGATGCAGGCATCAGGCATCATGGGTCTACCATTAAATGAAAACCCTGCAGGAGTCACAGAATTAGACCTTAGAAAAACAGGTGGATTTATTCCTCCAGTTGGTGTAAAAGAAAAGGCAGATGACATTCCTGCAATGTTATCAAATAACGAATTTGTATTTACAGCAGATGCTGTAAGAGGAATGGGTGGCGGAGACGTCGATAAAGGTGCAGAACGTATGTACGCTATGATGAAAACATTAGAGAACGGAGGCAGAGTATAATGGCAGTTCAAGAAACCAGAGTATTACCACCAGAGTTTATAGAAGCGGCAGGTAAAACATTTTTAGGAGATTTATCTACAGCAGTAGGTGGTTTTAAGGCAGCGGACTTATCTAAAATATTTGGTCCACAATTTGTAGCTGGCCAAGATCAATTACAAAAAGATGCACAACAACTAGCTATATCAGGTATAGGTGGTTACAAACCTTTTTTAGAAAAAGCAGCAGCATCAACAGGTCCTACTGGATATCGACAGTTTTATTCTCCATATCAACAAGATGTGATTGACACAACGTTAAAAGAATTTGATGTACAAGCTCAAAAAGGTGTACCTAGTTTAGCAGCATCAGCTATTGGTGCAGGCGCATTCGGTGGTGGTAGAGAAGGTGTACAAAGAGCAGTGTATGGATCAGAGTCTGATAGAAACAGAGCTGCTTTAGCAGCAAATTTAAGAGAAAAAGGATTTCAACAAGCACAACAATTAGCACAACAAAACTTTGCTAATCAGTTAAAATTAGGTGGCGCACAACAAGGTTTCTTAGGTCAAGACGTTGGAGTTTTATCAACTCTTGGAGGAGCAAACCAAGCACAAGAACAAGCACAGTTGTCAGCGCAACAACAATTACTTCAACAACAATTACAACAACCATTAACTGCAGCACAAACTTATGGTTCAGGCGTTACAAGTTTAATTGCAGGATATCCAGGTCAAACTACACAGACTAACATACCTACACCAAGTGCTTTACAAACTGGATTAAGCACTGGTTCAACGTTAGCTGGTATCTATAGATTGTTACAAGGATCAGATGGGAGCTTTTTCGGATAATGAAAACTTTAAGAAGACCAATGTTTAGAAGAGGAGGTGAAGTCGGTGGTGGCATCACTTCTGGTATGAGATCTAACTTTTCAGAAGGTACAAACAGAGAGCGATTTGAAGCAATAATGAAAAAGTATTCAACACCTGCTGTTGACCCTGTTGCACAGTTATTAATACAAGGTGGTTTAAGAGGTTTTGGTGAAACTAGAGGTGGCAACACGGCTGCTAATTTAGCATTAGCTTTTGGACCTGCAGTTGGTCAAGCATTTGATGCTATGAATAAAGCACAAGCTGGAAAAAGAGATGTTGAATTAGAAGGATTAAAATTTGATATAGATGAAGAACAGAGACAAGCAAAAATTGCACGAGAAGAAAAATTTAGAGAAGAAGACAAAGCTTTTAATTTAAAAGTGCTTGGCATTGAACAATCAGGCAGAGAAAAATTACAACTTTTAAAAAACGCAGCTGGTGGAGATAAAACAGCTGTGCAAAAATTAGCAGAGCAAGCTATTGGTTTAGGACAGTTTCCCGATACACCAGAAGGTAGAAAACAAGCGTTTGAATACTTTACACTAAGCTCAGGTGATTTACTTAGATCTTCAATGGCAGATAGAATATCTGACTATGCTAAAACTAATTTTCCTGGTGAAGATTTAGTAGGTACAGCAAAAGCAACTTTTGTTTTAGAGATGTTACCACAATTACAAGAAAAGGGTTATTCAGTTGATATTTTAAAACCATACATAAATACTAAGAAAGAAGTTAAACTTAAAAAATTAACACCTAACAAAGTCTACTTTGATGTAGCAACACAACAACCTTTATTTTTTGACGGCACAGGGTTAAAACCAATAGAATAGGAGGTTAAATGGCTGAACTTACATCAGAAGGCTATCTTGATCTCTCAGATGCAGAAAAAAATTCAGAGATAAGTCAATTCGAAGCTGGCCTTGCAGGTATTGCATCAGGTCTTATAAAAGTTCCAGAAGGTGTAATATCTCTTGGTGCAGAACTAATAGATTTAGGTCTAGATACAAACAGTGCAGCACAAGTAGAACAATTCTTTGATAAAATAAATCCGTTTGAAGAAATAGCAGCAGAAAAAGCTGCAGGTAGAATTACAGAAGCATTAGTACAAGTTGGTATTCCAGGAGCTATTGGATTCAAGACAGCAACTAAATTAGCTGACAAAGCATTAAAAGCAAAGAAAGCAAACAACTATGTTAATTTTAAAAATCCAAACTTAATAAAAGCTGCNGGTAAAGCANCTGANNTAAATAGAAAAGCAAAAGCAAAAAGATTTGCAGCAGGTGTAACTGGTGGTGCAGCTGGAGAAGCATTTGTAGCTGATGTAGAAAAAATAGGTACGTTCGGTGATTTGTTTGGTGGACCTACAGAATTAGATAGAGAAGTTGAAACAAGTTCAGATAGTGCAGATGCGTCTAGAAAATTATTTAACAGATTAAAGTTTGGTAGTGAATCTATATTAGTTACACCTTTTGTATACGGAGCTGGTAAAGCAATCAAAGCTGCAGCTACAAGAGGAAAGAATATTGAATTTAGTAATTCAAAACTAGATAGATATTTTAACAAAGTTTTTTCTGCATTAAGAGCTAGAGGTGCAAAGCCACAACAAATCTTTGAAGATAAAATGTTACAGAAAGGTTTAGAGATGGCTGATCTAAACAGAGCCACAGAACTTGTAAAACAAATAGATACAAGTGTAGACAGTATGTTTCCTACAGTAAAAACATTTTTCGACAAATCTGCAAATCAAGAAAAAGTAAAAGTTTTAAGACAGATAAACGATGCAATGTTTTCTGGACAAATAGATAAACCCATGCCAAGTGCTGTTAGTGATGAGTTAACTGAAATACTTACAAAAAAAGGTTTAAAATCTGGACAAGTAAATGAATTGTTTGGTGCTGTAAATGGAGCACGTGAAACATTCGCTGATTTAATTAATGCATCATCAAATGCACCTAAAGATGTGCAAACATTAAAAGGATTGATGGGAGATAGAGTAAAAGATTATTTAGGTAATACGTATGCTATCTTTGAAGACAAATCTATTTTACCTTTTAAATCATATACACCTACAGATGAAGCTGTACAAAGTGCAAAAGAATTGTTTGTAAGATACGCAGCTAAAAAGAACAATCCTATCACTGCGTTTGAAGCAGAGCAAATGGTAGATGATGTAGTTAAGTCTGCATTAGAAATGAAAACACCAGGTAAGTTACCATATTTTAAATACACAGATCTTACACCACTAGGTAACGCAGATAAAAATAAAAAATTTTTTAAACAAGTAGTTACAAAAGACATTAACGGTAAAGAAATATCTAAAGTTGTAGGTCAAGGTAGTAAAGTATTTAGAGATTTATTTGGTAAGATAGAGGACCCAAGATTCTCTGTGTACAATGGTGTACAAAGATTATCAGCTGTAGCTAGAAAGAATCAGTTATTTGATAAATTAGCAAACGATGATCTAGCTATAAAAAGAAAAGTAACACCAGAAACACCTGCAGGTGAAAAAGGTTTTTTCTTTGACAGTGTTGCTTCAGCAGAAAGAGCTTTACCTTATCAAGACATTGTAAAACTAGATGACTATGTAGCGCCATTCTTTAGAGATGAATATGCAGTTAATCCATTAGCAGGTAAATTTACAAGTAAAGATATTGCACAAGCATTAGGAGATTCACAAAAATCTTTACGATTTTTATTTGAGCCAAGACCAGATGCAACAGGTATTGAAAAAGGAATTACGTGGGGATACAGAAACTTATTACTATTTCCAAAAGCAGCATCACAGGTAGCAAAAACAATTCTTGCACCAGTAACTCACTTTAGAAACTTGTTTTCTGCAACAGGATTCTCAGCAGCTAATGGTATATTTTTTGAAAACCCTGCAGTTGTAGCCAAAGCATTTAAAGATGCATTTCCAAAACTACAAGTAGGTACAAGATCTGCAGAAGCAAATAAAGAATATAGAGAACTGTTAGAACTTGGTGTTGTAAACTCACAAGTACAAATAGGAGATCTTAAAAATCTATTAAGAGATATTAGGTTCGGAGAAAATTTAAATATAGAAAAACCTTTACAAGGTATGATGGCAAAACTCTTTGGTGCTGGTAAAAGAACAGCTAAAAAAGGAATGAAATTTGCTGAAGATTTATATACAGCTGAAGATGATTTATTTAAGATTGCAAACTATGCAGTTGAATTAGGTAGACTTAAAAATGCATACACAAAAGCAGGTAGAGAGTTTACTGAAAAACAATTAAAAGAAGAAGCAGCAGATATTGTAAGAAATACTGTACCTAACTATGCATACGTTTCTGATTTTGTAAGAGCACTTAGACGATTACCATTAGGTAACTTNATGTCTTTCCCATCTGAAATATTAAGAACTACAACTAATATTGCACAAAGATCTATAAGAGAAATAAAAGACCCAGCTCTAAGAAAAATTGGATTAAAAAGATTAGCAGGAATGGCTACAGTTACAGCAGCTGCACCAATAGGATTAACAGAAGGATTCAAAGCAATCTACGATGTCACGGACGAACAATTAGAAGCGATGAGAAGATACTTACCTGAGTGGTCTAAGAACTCTACGATACTTCCAATAAGAAATGAAGACACAGGTGATTTAAAATACATAGATTTTAGTCATGGTAATGCATATGACACTGTTAGTAGACCATTTTTAACTTTGTTAAACAATGTTCAACAAGGAATTACTGATGAAGAAGTTTTAATGGCAGGTTTCTTACAAGGTATTAGTGAAGCTGCTGGTCAACTAGCATCACCGTTTATAGATGAATCTATTTACACAGAAGCAATGGTAGACTTATTACCTATCTTAGGTAGAAATGGTAGAACTAGAGAGGGTAGACAATTATACGATGAAGATACTCCAACAGGAGACAAAGTTAGAATAATATCAGGTCATTTAGCTAGTGCTATGTTACCATTTTCGTATCCACAGTTTCAAAGAATCTATCAAGCTGCAACAGATAAACCATCAGAGCGTGGAGAATTTTTTGAATTACCAGATGAAGTATTAGGATTTGCAGGTTACAGAGTTGTTAAGTTAGATCCTATTAAGTCTCTTGGATTTAAACTAAACGAATACAGAGCAAGACAAAGGAAAGCTAGAACA